ACTCTGTTAATTGGGGTCCGGCTCTCGACGGCGACACCATCTCATCCCTCGTCTGGAAAATCTACGACGAGAACGGTACGCTACAAACTTGGTCAGATAGCCAGATTGTAAACGGCTTGCAACTTATTAGTCGAACCAACACAACCACCGTTGCCACAATCTACTTGGGCAGCGGTACTGCTTTTACAACGTACAAGATTGTTTGCCGGATGACAGCTAGTGATGCAACGGTTCGCGAACAAGAAGTACGTATTCGTGTGGTGGAGAAAAACTGATGGCCTATAACTACCTATCCCTTGCTAATGAGATATGCCGCCGCTTGAACGAAACGGAATTAACATCGAGCAACTTTGCAACAGCCAACGGTTTTTACGCACAAATCAAGGATGCCGTGAATGCTTCCATCCGCGACATCAACCAAAAACATTTCAACTGGCCTTTCAACCACAACTCTGACGACATCACCTTGACTGCAGGTGAGTTGCGCTACCCGCTACCAGAGAACGCCAAGTACACAGATTTTGATACGGTACGCTTGGCACGGAACACCACTCTTGGCGTGGGGTCTGCAAAACGCTTAAAGCAGATGTCCTACGATGAATACGTCGACCGTTACATCGACCAAGAGTACGAAACCGACACCACCAAAGGTCAGGCTCCTGAATACATCATACGTTCGCAGGACGGTGACATCATCGTTGCTCCAATGCCTGATGCAGCCTACACAATCGAGTATGAATTTTTTATGTTCCCGGCTGACCTCGAAGCGTACGACGATGTTCCGTCAATTCCGTTCCGGTTTAAGCACGTTATTGTTGACGGGGCGATGTACCATTCGTATATGTTCCGTGACAATCTCGAATCCGCCAGCATTTCTCTCCGCAAGTTCGAAGACGGAATCAAACAAATGCGGACTCTTCTTGTAAACGAAAACATATATGCTAGGGCTGTCTAATGCCTGACCGTTGGCAAACTTACCCATTCGAGTTTAAGGGCGGACTCATCACGAACTTGTCTCCTTTCCAACAAGGTATTCAGGCTCCGGGTTCGGCACGTATTCTTCGTAACTTTGAACCTTCCGTGTTTGGTGGCTACCGCCGCATCGAAGGGTACGAAAAGTTCGACACCAATACCGTGACCAACTCTGGCAATGTTCGCGGGATTGTGCGCTACGACGACAAGGTGTTCGCGGGACGAGGGGATGGTCTATTCTTTTCAACGGGTTCGGGCTGGACAGAGGTAACCGACAACGCCACATATAGCAGTGGCGGTATCGTTCTTGGGGGTTCGGGCAAGATTCGCTTCCTCAAGTACAACTTCGACGGTACGGACAAACTGATGATTGTTGACGGGACAGGTAAGCCGTTCAGGTTCGACGGAACAACCTTCGAGCAGTTGACATCCCTTCCATCTGACACATCCGGTTCGAGCCACATCGTAAACTTCAAGAACCACGTATTTCTTGGAAATGGCAAAAGTCTCGTTTTTTCTGCTCCATACGAAGATGATGACTTTACAAGTGCGAGTGGTGGTGGTATAATAAACATAGCCGATACCATCACGGGTTTGATTGTTTTCCGCGACCAACTGATTGTTTTTAGCGAAAACACCATCAACCGCTTGGTCGGTAACAGCATTGCAGACTTCCAACTGCAACCCGTATCGCGGGATTTGGGGTGTGTTGCAGAAGATACGATTCAGGAAATTGGCGGAGATGTTGCCTTCTTGGGTCCGGACGGTATCCGTCTCTTTTCCGCAACAGACCGGGTAGGTGACTTCAGTCTTGGTGTGATATCCAAACCTATCCAGACTGAGATGCTTGACCTCATCTCGTCTAGCCCCGGCGGGTTTACGAGCACGGTTATTCGGGAGAAGAGCCAGTATCGCCTGTTTGGTTACAACGCCGCTTATAGTAACGCTGCCGCAAAAGGAATCGCGGGAACACAGTTGCAGGAAGGTATCTCGTGGAATGACATGCGAGGTATCAACGCTTACGTAACCTTCAGTGAGTACGATGGGTTTGCGGAGCGAATCTACTTTGCGGCATCCGACGGGTATGTTTATCAGATGGAGCAGGGCAATACGTTCGACGGGGTAGATATCCCAGCAACCTTTGCTACTCCGTTTGTACCCCTGAACGACCCAAACGTACGCAAAACGATTTACAAGGGGACTACATACTTGGGCGTCAACGGGGATTTCGACCTCGAATTTTCCCTCAAGTTTGACTTCGACCAACCCGACAGTCCCCAGCCAGACTCAATCCTGAGTACCGATGCGGGGGCATCCATTACCTACGGGTCTGGTATCTACGGAACGTCTCTCTTCGGGACGAAACAAAAGGCCATCTTCGATGTCCAAACAGTCGGTTCGGGGTTCACCGTATCGATTCTTTACGAAACCACAGGAACTAACACAGACGCAGTATTCACCATCGACGCCGCTACCCTCGAATTTGGCACGTATGGGAGGAGATAAGAAAGATGGGAACAGGTTACACCAGAAACGACACCCCGAATAACATTGCAGACGGAAACGTAATCAACGCTTCTGACCTCGACGGTGAGTTCGATGCAATCCAGGCGGCGTTCAACGCAAGCACGGGCCACTCGCACGACGGGACAACAGGCGAAGGTCCCCAGATTACAGCGGCGGGGATTGCCAACGATGCCGTTGCGCTGGGAACCAAAACGACAGGTAACTACGTTGCTGCCGGGGCGGTTAGCGGTGTAGGTCTTTCCGGGTCAGCGTCCAGTGAAGGCGCAACATTCACAGTCACATCCAATGCCACCTCTGCAAACACGGCAAGCACCATTGTAGCCCGTGATGCAAGTGGCAATTTTTCTGCCGGAACCATCACAGCATCCCTAACAGGTACAGCATCTAACGCAGACCAACTTGACAGCCTTGACAGCACACAGTTCCTTCGTAGCGATGCGGCAGATACCAAGACCAGCGGTGACTTGTCATTCAGTGATAATGTCAAGGCCATCTTCGGTGCTGGGTCTGACTTGCAGATTTATCACAACGGAAACGATAGCGTTGTTCGTGATGCTGGAACAGGTGATTTGCTTTTAGCAGGTTCAACTAATGTAAAAATAACAACAAGTGGCTTTGGCGAAACAATGGCAGAGTTTGCCACCAACGGTGCGGCAACTCTTTACTACGACAACTCACCCAAACTCGCCACCACCTCCTCCGGCATTGATGTCACTGGCACTGTGACGGCTGATGGGCTGACGGTTGACAGTTCAACAGGCATCACAGTTAATGGCCCATCAAGTTCAGATGGTAAATTAAATCTTGTTGCGTATGCAGGTACGCAAAACGCAGAAGCCAGAATACTTGCGGCTAGAGGTGCAACAAGCGGCACAGATAGCCGACTTAAATTTTACACAAATAACGGCACATCACTTGTCCAGCGAGTAGACATTGACGACACAGGCGATATCTCGTTCTATGCCGATGATGGCACAACACAAGGCTTTTTCTGGGACGCCTCCACACAGCGATTAGGGCTGGGGACGACTTCGCCAACGCAAAAACTACACGTTGACGCAACTGGTAGCACAACAGCCGCATTGTTTGACAATAATGGCACTAACGGTGATGTTGTTCGTGTTGGTAAGAACGGCACGGACATTCTTAAAATTCGCGCAGAAGGAACAGCAGACCTCGCATTAGACGCTAGTGGCGGCAGTTTTATCTTCAAAGAAGGCGGCTCAGAAGCGATGCGCATCGACAGTTCGGGAAATCTGATGGCGTCCTGCACGGCAACAGTCGTAAACCAGTCATCTGTTGCAGGTCTTTACTATGCAAATGACAGTTATCTCGCTGTTGCTAGGTCTGGTGGTGCGGCTTTTATTGCGAACCGTCTATCAAGCGATGGGGATGCTGTAATCTTCCAGCGACAAGGCGCATCGGTCGGGTCGATTGGGGTTGAAGCGAATCAACTTTACGCTGTAACTGGTGATACTGGTATTAAGTTTGCGGCAGGTTCTGATGCTTATGTTCCAGTAAATGCAAACGGTGCAAATAGAGATGCGGCTATAAGTTTAGGTGTTTCTAGTGTTCGCTTCAAAGACCTCTACCTCTCCAGCGGTATCTACGCTGGCAGTGGCTTCGGTTCAAACGGTCAGTTGCTAACATCAAACGGCACAACGGCAACGTGGCAAGATGCCCCTGCTGGTGGTGCTGGTTATTTCTTGGGCGAGAACGGTGTTACTGGCGATGCTACCAACGGTCTTGGCGACATCTTCCGTGTCCACGAAGACACCTTGAATACCAACGTAACAATCGCATCAGGTAACAATGCCCTGTGTGCAGGACCATTGACCATTGCTAGTGGCGTCACCTTGACTGTCAACGGCAACCTGTCAATCGTATAAGGAGTAGGAGATGACACTAAAAGTAGATGTAGTGGAGAACACAAGTGGCGGCGCGGTCACGCTGACCAATCAGTCTGCGGCGAAGGCTTGGGGCAATTACACAAACTCTGGCACGTTTACAACAAACGACAGTTTCAACGTGAGCAGTACAAATGATTTGGCGGTGGGTGCTTTGACGCCATCTTTTACAAATAGTTTTGACAGCGCAAATTTCGCAACAGCAACGGCTGGTGAGAAAAGCGCAAGTTATCACTGTATTTTACACGGGTACTCAAACCCAACAGCATCAACGACAAATGTCGTAACGGCAAGCGCAACCAACTCTGCGCTGGATGTTGAACTGGTTTCGTTTATTTCTTGTGGAGACTTAGCATGAGTACATTAAAAGTAACAAACATTGCTGGTCTGATGGAGGATAAATAGATGGTACAGATTAAAGGCGATGATGACCTAATTGTTCAGGTTGTTCAAAGTATAAAAACGGACAGCGCAAGCACAACTTCAACATCTTTTACTAATACGGGTCTGTCAGCCTCTATAACTCCACGTTCTGCGTCTAACAAAATTCTTATTATGGTTAATACCGTTATTAGTCAAAGCAATTTTGTAAAACGTGTTCACTTAAAGTTAACTGGTGGAAACACCGCTTCTTACATTGGTGATGCTGGGACGG